AACACTATGCAGCTGTTTACGATGCGATCATAAAACACATTGATAACTTCTCCTCAGAGTTTGATTGTGACATCTTCACGAACTCGGTGACGGCTGAATTTATAGATGATTTCATAATATACTTGGAAGACCAAGGATTGAGACATAACACCATTGTCGGGTATATCCTGAAAATTCAAACACTCGTCCGACGGGCATCTCAGTACAACTATGCAGTAGATAATACCTACGATGAAATTGATTTGAGGACTGAACCAACAAACGCTGTATTCCTGTCAATGAATGAAATCACTAGGATATACTACTACAAGTTTGAGAAGCAGGACAAGAGAAAGGCGAAAGAGCGTATCCGCGACCTGTTTGTTGTTGGTTGCCTGACTGCGCTAAGGTATTCCGACTATTCCACATTGACGGCAACCAACCTGCAAAACGGATACATTGTAAAACGTACCAAGAAAACGAATGTTGATGTAAAAGTCCCAGCTCACGACTATGTGAAAGAAATATTTGCCAAGTATAACGGCTTTGTTCCCCGTGGTCTTTGCATCCAGTACTTCAATAAGTATCTGAAAGTGATAATGAAGGAAATTGGATTGAATGATCTTGTTACCTATTCGTTCACCAAGGGCGGCGAACTGAAAACCGTTACTTGTGAAAAGTGGGAGCTGATAAGCAGTCATACTGCAAGGAGGAGTGCAGCAACAAATATGTATTTAACAGGACGAATGAAGACGTTTGAGATAATGAAACTCACCGGGCACCGGACCGAACAGAACTTCTTTCGATACATCCGGCTAACTGGTGATGATACTGCTCGATCTATTTCGGGAGATATGTTTTTTAGAAAGTAAAATCAATAACTAATATGGATAATAATATCGACCAAAACTTGTATGCTGAATCAATGAAAATGGCATTACGAGTAGATTTTCTTGCTAATAGCGAGGAATTGAGATTATATGCAACTTCTATCTATAACGCCTCAATATGGAGTAGGGAAGTTGACAAGAGAAACAAAACCATTCTTAAAAGGGATAGGTCTTTAAAATAGAAAGGGAGAACCTGCGAGCACGACCAAGCATTAGTTCTCCCAAATCTTACACGATTATGATGCAAATATACTATTTACTTTTAAAATAATCGTGTTATGGAACTGGATTTTAATAAAATAATTCGTCTTAAAAAGATTCGTATTGAGAAGTCAGAACTTACAGAGGAAGAAAACGTTTTGACTTCACCGATTTTGAGAGACAAAAGCCTTATCGAAGAAGTTTATAAGACATTCGTTGAAATTATGAATAAAAGAGGATGCCCGCCAAACATTGACAGCGTTACTCAACGGAAGAAATTTATATTCATAATCTTGTACCTGTTTTCTCCAAGCTCTCTTGCCGGTGGGAAAATGACTGCCGGATTACGTGAGGAAATGTCAAGGGTGTTGGGGGTTCAATCAAAGAGTACTATTTCCGACAATTGCGCTGATGTCGTGTTTCTGTATCAGAACTATGGAGATTTTAGCGGGAATATTGAGTATCTTTACACCGAAATCGTGAATCGTTTAAAATTCAAAGGGCTAATCAAGTGAAAGCCGGAGTTTAGTGCTCCGGCTTATCTGTTTTCTATTTTTTATATGGAGAGATGAACAAAACCATATCATCCTCAGATGCTTCATGGTCTGGAAGAGGGTATAATATTCTTTTATCAACGATAAAGTATTTAGTTCCACAGTCGGCTATAATGGTATCATCCCAACCATGAAAGGCTGAAAAATCTAATATGTCTCCAGCTATGGGGGCGACTTGTGTAGTGTATTCATAAGACATATTCCAATTCATATTAGATACATTGGAACTAAGGACAAAACGGCATTTATACTTTCCATTTACGTCACTGTCGTAAAATCTGCAATTTCCATCATCCTCTCCAATTAGTTTTATAATTGAAACATTTAAAACATCAGCTATCTTCTTGAGCGTATCAAGAGAAGGATATGATTTACCTGTTACAATGTTACTGACGGCTACCTTTGAGATACCAACCTGTTCTGCCAACCAAGCAGAGGTAACATTGCGTTTACTCATTATTTCTTTTATTCGTAAGTCCATAAATTAAACTTTATTTTGATGACTCCGCAAAGTAATGCAAACTTTATCATATAACCTAATATTGATAAAGTTTGATTTATTAAATATTCTTAATTGATAAATAAAACTATATCAAATATGTTGTTTTTGATAAAGTTTTCTTTATCTTTGCATCATCAAACAAGAAGTAATAACAATTAAAAGATATATGATTATGGCAACAAAGAAGATTGAATCAAAAAAAACATTAGCTTACGCAGTAGCATTTATATTTAATACAACAGGTAAGGTAAACTTTATGTTAGGCAATAAGATGTATCAGCATATAGATACTGTTTATGACCAAAGAGAAGATGGCAGAGGCTTCAATACTTGTGAGGTCGTTTATAACTACAAGGCTCAAAAATATGAGGTTCTAAGTGTAGATACAGAGATAGGTAACAAAGAAATTCAAATATTATAAGTTTAACCGGCAGGGCTTTTGCCCTGCGCAATATAGAAGATTATGAATACAAAAGAAATAGAAATTGGTTTGAGGTATAGAGTTTCAGGTGATTTAGCTAACGGTCACTATGCAGATGGCACACCTTGTATAGTACATGAAGATGTAGTAAGGGTGATAAAGAGAGTCACAGATACTCATGTTATTTGTGAGTGCGGTCGTAGGTTTATCATTAATGACAATCTCAAAATCGAGAAGTTCTAAGTTTAACCGGTAGCCTTCGGGCTACCACAATATACACGATTATGATAGCAATTTCAACTCAACTACTAAATAGTGATATAATTAAAAAACTACCTGATAATTATGGCATAAATAAAACAGGTGGTGTGATTCGGATGGATCAATTTCTATCTTTTATTACCGTGAAGCTAAATAAAACAGATGGTCTTGGTAGCGACATGGGGTGGTCGTACCGTAAAAACGACACAGGTACGTTGATTATTCAGGGTGGTGGTTACAAAGGCGTCGAATGGCTTGATTGTATACGATATGGTAAGAATCTTCAAAATCCTTATAACAACTTTGTTAACCTCTTTGGTGTATGGGATATTCTCAATGATAATGGTAGAACTTTCGTTCTGAACTATTACAAGAAAGATTTAGAAGAATTGATATTTGCAGAAGAACAGTCAATAGCATTCTATAATAGAAAAATATCTATTTGCGAGTCCAAGATTCAGCAGATAAATGAAATTATAAACTGTAAATAAATAATTATGGATAGAGGACAAGAAATAGAACTTGCTGCAAGTGCAACAGTAGGTAGCTTGAATAGCTTAGAGGGATTTGATAGAACTGATATGATAAATATGTTTGGTTCTGGCGTTACATGGGCAGATGCTCATCCTAAAGAATCCGAAGGGTGTAAGTTCTGCAATCAAGAAGAAGTTGTTACCCACAGGTCTAAAGAGTGTAATTTGAGTTATGATGGTGAAACTCTATGCGCAGACATTGATATACCATTAACTTGGGGTAGTGCAACTGGATATTATAGTTTTAGTATTAACTACTGCCCAATGTGTGGCAGAAAATTAAAAGGTGAATGATTATGGATATAGCAGAGATCAAAAGAAGAGTTGATTTGCTTAAAATGGCGAACAACAAGAAATATTGCCTTATACCCGAACTGGCAAAAGAACTGAAAGTGAGCAAGACCGATTTAATGCAATTTATTCTTGACAATCCGAAACTATTTCATACGGATAACCAGTGGACATACAAAGTGATGCCACGTTCTCAAAAAGTTGCGCCAAATAAAAACTTAGGCTTAGGTATAGAAGAGGTTTATATTTTACCCGAAGATAATTTCAGAACCGAGGAATGGCTGCAAAAACAGATAGTTGAGAAAGCGAAATATATTCATATCTCTGAATTTTGTTACTATGGCGTACAGGGATATTATGTTAGCATTGATAAAGAAGGTGATTCTAAATATAGAGAATGGCTTTGGCGTAACACTACATCTAAAGTGAAAGAAATTCAATCGCTTGGTGTTCTTCATAAAGATACTTTCTATACGGGCGGTTTTGGTGATAGCTCTGCGCATCCAGTTGATTACGCAATATCACCCGATGGTTTAGAGAAGCTAAAACAAGCCGGCTGGACTTTTAATCAATTAAATCCATTATCAAGATGAACTCAATAAACAAAAACGGTTGCAGTGTATGCCAACCCGGTAAAGAGAACTATTGCACTTACAACACCAAGTTGAGAGGTAAGAGAGTGAGAATGTACCAGTACGACTATCGTACAGAAGACGGTGAGTTGTTTTCTTGTTGTGCGCCTACCTTAGAGGCGTGCAGAGAAAGACGGGATCAATGGCTAAGTTCACGACAATAAGTCGATTGTCGTGTATAACGATTGAAGATATTTCGTTATCTTTGGTTGTGGTAGTACCTTTGGGGATACTATCGCGGGGTAGAGCAGTGGTCAGCTTGCTACTTTGACTTGGTAGAGGTCCGAGGTTCGAATCCTCGTCCCGCAACAATAATTATTAATTTATAAAATATACACGATTATGGAAATTTTGACGCTTAGTATTAAGCAAAGGTATTTTGATGAAATACTGGCTGGTAAGAAAACGCATGAATACCGTGAAATCAGACCTACCAATGCAAAGAAGTATATCACCTACCTATGTGGTGGTAAAGAATATAAAGTGGACGAAGAATTACCCGAAGAGGGTGAAATTGAACTAAATCCCATTAAGTATGATGCTATTAAATTTCTTACAGGCGAATATAAGGGGAAACGTCCTTATATGATTGTAGAGGTGAAGAACGCAGAAGCGTCAATTCTAACAGATGAGAATGACGAAGATATTGTTTATGAGCATCAAGGTGAAGAGTATCTCGCTGCACAGATTGATTATGCACTAGGTAAAGTCTTAGAGAAACATATAGATTGATTGTTTAATTTAAATTTTTATTGCTGAGTCGCAAAAAGAGTAAACAGAGTATCTGGACCGCGCCGGAATATGAATGGTGCAGGTGCAGGCGGTAGATTAGTTGCAAGAAGAGGAGGTGCGGCAGGCACGTCCCAGTTAGGTTCACGGAGACAGCGTTATAGTGACCTTCGCACTTCATTTGGACTATCGGGTGGTTAGCCATGAATAAGGTAGAACAAGCGAACCGGTATATAGACCTCATTCGAGAAAGATCGAGTGAGGCTTTACTGTTTTTATCCTTGGGTAAAGATTCGCTTGTTCTGCTTGATTTACTCTATCCAAAGTTTGATCGTATTGTCTGCGTGTTCATGTACTTCGTCAAAGACTTAGAACATATCAACCGTTGGATCGGCTGGACTAAAGCTAGATATCCGAAGGTTGAACTAACACAAGTACCTCACTGGAACCTTACTTATATTCTTAGAGGCGGTATGTATTGCGTGCCTAACCCTGATGTGAAGTTACTTAAACTAGCCGATGTCGTGAAAGCCATGCAGTTAAAGCATGATGTTTATTACACCTTCTTGGGTATGAAGAAAGCCGATGGTATGAATCGTAGATTAATGTTGAATGGTTACGAAGAAAAGGGGTATGAGAATAATGGTATGTGTTATCCTTTAGCAGATTGGACGCAAAAGGATATTCTTGCTTATATGAAACAAAATAACCTGCCTGAGCCGGTAAGATATGGCAATAAGGCAAGTAATGGTATTGGTTTCAATATTGATTGCTTTCTTTGGCTTCGTAGTAACTATCCAGCAGACTTACAGAAGATAATTAAGGCGTTTCCAATGAGTGGAAGAATTTTATTTGAGTATGATAATGGAACTAAGTAAGTATATAAAGAGTGATTCAGTAGAGCTTAACCGTTCTGCCATTCACTTTGCCAATTATAATCCGAGAAAACTTTCTGATGAATCACGCAAAACATTAAAGCGTGGTATTAAGAAGTTCGGCTTGGTAGGTGGAATTGTCGTGAACAAGCGAACCGGGTTAACCGTAGTCAGTGGGCATCAGCGTTTGTCTGTCATGGATGAATTGCAGAAATTCCCCGATAACGACTATCGTATTCGTGTCGATGTCATTGACGTGGACGAAAAGCAGGAGAAGGAACTAAATATTCTGTTGAATAACCCAAACGCACAAGGTACCTGGGATTTTAATGCTCTTGCACAGATTGTTCCTGACATTGATTGGAAAGACGCGGGCTTGACCAATGCCGACCTAAACACGATTGGCGTTGATTATCTATTACAGACAGAAGAAGAAAGCTCCATTGCTAATGCTTTGTCTGATATGATGTCACCCGTCACCGAACAGAAAGAAGCTGATAAAGCCGCCAAGCAGTTGGAGCGTGCCGAAAAAGTAGCCCACATGAAAGAAGTCAAGCAACAGGTCAAGGAGAATGCACAGAAGCAAGCTGAGGATATGGATGCTTATGTGATGTTGTCCTTTGATACCTATGAGGCGAAAGCTGCTTTCTGTGAACGATTCGGATATGATGTTGGGATGAAGTTTATCAAGGGAGAAATCTTTGATGAGCAAATAGAAAGGATAGATTGATATGCCAAATAGTGAATCTCAAAATATAAAAGGTCGTGGAGGAAGAAAGCCTAAGTTTGATTATACAAGCGAAGACTTTCTTTCTCTCATAGAAAAGTATGCCCAAAAGGGATTCACGGATAAGGAAATAGCTTTGGCTATTGGATTGTCACCGCAAAAGTTCTGTGAGAAGAAAGGGCAATACAAAGAATTAAGTGAAGTATTAGTGCGTGGGCGGGCAACGATTACTGCAGCCGTAAGGGCAAAATACCTTGCAATGGCTATGGGGGGAATAAAGGTTAAGAGTGAAACCCGTAGATTCATTCAAGAGAAATGCCACTGCATGGGAGAAGATGAAAAATGCCCAGCTTGTGGCGGGACCGGATGGGTAACGCTTACCGATAAATCCATTGTTCAAGAAACAATAAGCGAACTTGCTCCGAGTTTACAGGCTCAATCAGTTATTCTGTACCACTATGATGAAGATTGGAAGAAAACAGAGCGTAAGCTTGACGAAGAAGCTGACATTCCTACCGACATAAACCACGGTATCAGTATTGATTCATGGATTAAAGACAAACTGAAATGATAGAACCCCAGGCGATATACCACCCTCTGTACACCGATAATGAGAAATTCATTATCCTTATCACCGGTGGTCGCGGCTCTGGCAAGTCCTTTAATGCTTCCACTTTCATCGAACGGCTGACCTTTGAAATGACGGAAGCCGAGAAGATTGTTCATCAGATTCTCTACACCCGCTACACGATGGTTTCTGCCGGTATGTCTATCATCCCCGAAATGATGGAGAAGATAGAACTTGATGGAACAATCAAGTATTTCAAGACCACCAAAACGGATATAGTTAACAAGATGACAAAGAGCCGTATTATGTTCCGTGGTATCAAAACTTCTTCAGGGAATCAGACGGCGAAACTGAAATCCATCCAAGGTATTACCACTTTCGTCTGTGATGAAGCGGAGGAGTGGACGAATGAGGAAGAGTTCGATAAAATAATGCTC